GCAGGAATTGGCAAGGCCTTTTCGGCGGCTATCAGTGAAGGAGCAGCGCTTCAGCAATCACTTGGAGGTGTCGAAACTCTATTCAAAGATTCTGCTGACAAGGTAAAGGGATATGCTAATGAGGCCTACAAAACAACAGGTTTGTCAGCTAATGCCTACATGGAAAATGTGACAGGCTTCTCAGCTAGCCTCTTGCAATCTCTTGGTGGCGACACTAATAAAGCTGCTGAAACAGCAAACATGGCCATGATTGATATGTCGGATAATGCGAATAAGATGGGGACATCTATGGGAAGCATTCAACTGGCGTATCAAGGTTTCGCCAAACAAAACTACACTATGTTGGATAACCTGAAGCTTGGTTACGGTGGTACAAAGCAGGAAATGCAACGTCTCTTGGCTGATGCAGAGAAATTGACTGGTGTTAAGTATGACATTAACAATCTTTCAGATGTTTATAATGCTATCCACGCTATCCAAGAAAATCTTGACATCACTGGTACAACTGCCAAAGAGGCAGCATCTACTTTTAGTGGCTCCTTTGAATCCATGAAAGCTGCAGCTCAGAATGTACTTGGAAAGTTAGCGCTAGGGGAGAATATCCTACCTTCTCTGCATGCTTTGCTTAAGACAACATCTACCTTTCTTTTTGATAATTTTTTACCAATGGTTGGAAATATTTTTTCTGGCCTTGGCTTAGTTTTGACTGAAGGAATTAGTCAGATTGCATCTCAGCTTTTTGGGGATGCCTTTGGAAGTGCAGTCTATAGTCAACTGTCGAGAGTAACAGGTGTCTTTCAAACCTTCTTTGATATGATCTTTGGTTCATTGAGCAAGCAAGATAACATTGATATCCTGACCATGCTTGGATTTAGCGAGGGTGCTGCTAATCAAATTGTCAACATCGCAGACAATATCCGAGTAACTTTTGAGAATATCGGGGTTGTTGCTGGTAATGTAGCAAGCATTGTTGTTGATTTTGTTGGAGATCTTTTAGGAATCAAAGACGGAGAGCAGGGAGTGAATTTGCTAGGCATTGCCTTTGAAAGTATCTCAGGTTTTATCAGAGACGCCTCTGAAAGCCTTAGTAAATTTACATCTTGGTTAAAAGATTCACCTCTTGCATTAGATGCCTTAAAATCGGCTGTTGTTGGCATTACAAGTGCATGGGCAGGATATAAAGCTGTCTTAGCGGTAATAAAAGGAATTGAAACAATCAGGAATGCAACTCTAGCTATCACGAATGGCTTAATGCTAGCTCAGTTCGTAAGAACCGGTGCACTCACTACCGCAGAAGCTGCGAATGCGGCGGCAACTATGGGAGCAAGTGGAGCGTTCGGTATCTTTAATGCTGTGTTGTCTGCCAATCCAATTGGGTTAATTGTAGCGGCAGTCGCAGCATTGACTGCTGGTCTTGTATGGTTCTTCACACAAACAGAAACTGGTCAGCAAATTTGGTCATCTTTTGTGGATTGGATTAAGCAGGCATGGCAGGGAATTGCTGATTTCTTTGTTGGTCTTTGGTCTGGTATCTCTGAAGGTGCTAGCACTTTGTGGGATGGAGTTGTCACAACATGGAATGCTTATATTGAGTCTTTAAAGGCGATGTGGAATGCGGTTGTAACATTCTTTTCTGACTTATGGGAATCAATCAAGGAGGCTGCATCAGTGGCATGGACAGCTATCACAACAACAGTGATGACGATTGTTCAACCGTTTATAGATGGATTTATGAATGTTTGGAACAACATTTCAGATGGACTTACTCAAATTTGGGAAGGGATTAAGATGATTTTCCAAGGCGCTTGGGAATTCATCAAGTCTATTTTCTTGGGTGCTATTCTCATCATCATCGACCTTGTGACAGGGAATTTCAACCAGCTAGGAGCTGATCTTTCTCTAATTTGGGAAGGTATTCAAAATGGCATTTCTTTGATATGGGAAGGAATTAAAACATTCTTTTCTGGTATTGTAGATGCTATTGTTGGTTATGGTATTGCTGTCTTTGAAAACTTTTCGGCCGCCTTATCTGCGATTTGGGAATTTATCAAGTCGGCTGCTTCAGCGACTTGGGAATGGATAAAATCTACTGTAACAAGTCTAATAACAGGTTTGGTGCAGGGAGCTCAAAATATCTGGGATGGCTTTATGAACTTCCTATCAAGTTTGTGGGAAGGTATTAAGTCAACGGCAAGCAATGCTTGGAGTTCTCTAGCTTCTAGTGTTCTAAACATTATCAATGGTCTCGTATCCGGGGCGCAAAATGCTTGGAACAGCATGTCTAATGCGGTATCTAGTCTTGTAAGTAATGTCACTGGTTTTTTCAATCAATTATGGAACATTAATCTATATAGTGCAGGTCAAGCAATCTTACAAGGTTTCTTGAATGGTTTGCAGTCTATGTGGTCTTCTGTAACTGATTTCGTCGGTGGTATCGCTGGTTGGATTCGTGACCACAAAGGACCGATTGAGTATGACCGTAAACTCTTGATTCCAGCAGGTAATGCAATTATGGGAAGTTTAGACCACGGATTAAAAGATGGATTTAAAGATGTCAAGAAAACGGTTGGAGGTGTGGCTGGTGAAATTTCAGATGTATTTTCAGGAGATAATTTGGATTTGAATTCCTCTGCGTCCCTGACTAAAAGCCTTGAGGCACAGTTGGCTATGCCATCAAACCAATTTGAGGCCCATGAGAGTAAAACAGTGTCTGAGATAGCGATTCTGAGAGCAAGTATGGAGAGAATCCTTACTGCTATCCTTGAAAAATCGTCAGACGTTTATCTGGACAATGACATTATCTCACTCAAAACCTATGAACAACATGGGGCCATCTATGCAAGGAGGGGAATTTAATGGATTATATGCTCATCAATGGTTTTAACACCTCAACCCTTCCTGGTTGTGTTGTGACTGACTTTGGAAAGGTGGAGGCTGCTAAGCCAAAAGGAGAGAAGGCAAACCTTTATGGAGTCAATGGTAGTTACCGTGTGTTAGACGGTTCTTTCGACAGTTACGAAAGGACCTTCACTCTCCACGTTAAAAAAATGGTTGAGATTTCAAGTATTCTTGATAAATTTCAATCGAATGATAATGTTTTGGAGTTTAGCTATCAGCTTGGCTCATTGTTTTATGCTAACTTTGTGACTGCCAGTTTTGAACCTTTTGGAAATCATGCTTGGAAGTTACAAATCAAGTTAGAAATGCAACCGTTCCGATACCAAAAAAATATAGATCCTGTGGTTCTTACGGCATCTGGTACAGTCAACAACCCTGGCACGGTTTACTCGGAACCACTAATTGAAGTCGAGGGGGATGGTGACGTCTCCCTTACAATTGGCCGGAAAACCATGTATCTAGCGCTTAAGACCAAGGCCACGATTGATTGTAGGCAAGGCAAGCAAAACATCTACAACGCTACTGGCGCGGTTCAGAACACTCTCAGGAAACGTGGAGGGTTCTTGGAAATACCGACTGGTAAGGTCGGCATCTCGTTTACTGGAAATGTCCGTAAAATTACTATTCGACCGAATTGGAGGTATAAGTTTTGATTTATTTAACAAATGGGAATACGCCTCTGAATGCTGCCTATGCTGATGAGATTGTTCAAGAGGATAATAGCACCTATCAATTGACCTTCCGATTTCCGACTTCGGATTCATTATGGGAGAAGCTGAAGGAAGAGACTTTCTTAACAGCTGATGATCTTCATGGCGAGCAGGATTTTGTCATCTTTGAGGTAGAGAAGAAGCACGGCTATATTCAGGTCTATGCGAAGCAAGTATTCACCCTTTTGAATAACTATGTGGTCAGTTCGCTTACTCTTGATCAAGCGACTGGCTCAACTGCTCTCAGTCGTTTTGCTGGCGCAATCACTCGTAACAATCCATTCTCATTCTTTTCTGATATTGAAGATAGACATACCTTCAATATTGGTTCTAAGAATGCCATGGAAGCATTCGCGAAAGACAAGCATTCCATCCTTGGTCAATGGGGTGGTGACCTTGTGCGTCATGGTTACCAGGTTCGCTTGTTAAAAAATGGCGGTTCGGAAAACGAATCGCTCTTTATGTACAAAAAGAATCTGTCTAGCTATCAACACAAGACATCTACTAAGTCTTTGAAGACTCGAATCACCTTTACGGCGACTGTCAAAGGTGGGGGAGAGAAGGCGCCTGACCGCAAGTTTTCTGTAGTTGTGGATAGTCCGCTCATTAACAAGTACAGTCAAATCTACGAAGATGTGATTGAGGTTAATGACCAGGATGTGAAGGATGAAGCAAGCCTTCGTAAGTATGGTGAGCAATATTATCGAACTTCGCTCTGTGACATGATGGAAGATAGCCTTGAGCTTGAGGTTGTCGGCCAGAGTGATGTGCCTGTCCAGATGTTTGATATTGTGAGTTTATTTCACGATGTCTACAATCTTGACGTGCGCAAGAAGATTACTAAGTACACTTACTCACCAATGGGCAAAAAATTGAAGACAATTGGTTTTGGGCAGTTCAAGTCAGGTCTTGCGAATGCGATTGGTAACGCAGTTAGTGATGCAGTCAAGGGTGAAACTCAACAACTTCAAAGTGATTTTGAAAGGCAGTTAGCAAGAGAACTCAAGAATGCTGACCTTGCTTTTGATAAGCAGAAAGAAGAGTTGGTCAATCAATTCACAGACGGTCTCAATGCTGCCAGAGCAAGAGCCGAAGAAGTCAAGAGAGAACTCTCTGATACTATCAATCAGCGTTTCGACAGCTTTGACAATGCTTCAATCCAAGAAACTAAGCGAAAAGCTGAAGAGGCCCTACGAAGTGCTGGTGCTAGCAGTTTGCTTGCTCAAGAAGCGAAACGAATTAGTGAGCGAGCAAGGGCAGATATTACTAATCTACAAGAATCATCTCAAAATTCTCTTAGCCAGATTGAAGCCTTCAAGACTCAATATGGCACGAAGCTGAACGAGGTTAAAAACACTGCAGACGGTCTGTTTACTAAAATGGGAGCTGTTGAGACCTATATCAACAAAGATGGTCAGCGACAAGAGAGTTTGCAGCGTTATGTTCGAGACGAGAGCGCTCGTCAAGTTAGCGCAGTTCGTGAACAGATATCCAGAGACTACGTTGGGAAATCGACTTATCAAGAAGATGTGCGAGGTCTTGAACGTCGTTTTAGTGCGATAAGCACGCAGACGGATAATGATATCGCTACTAAAATCGCTCAGTATAAGCAGACGGTAGACGGTCAATTCGCAAGTATCACATCGCAAATGGCTGGCAAGGTCAATCAGACAGACTTTCAACGTGTCAGAGAGACTAGTCAGCTATATGAGCGCATCATCGGTAGCAATGAGAATGACATCTCGAGTAGGGTCGCTCGCATGGCTCTTACTTCCCAACTTTTCCAGGTTGAGGTTAGTAAGTATTCAGGTAATAGCGTCAATCGCGCTCTTAATACTACTTCAAACTGGGGAACGTTTATTTCACGGTCTGGAAACAGTGGAGTCAACCTACTTGCTGATTTACATAAAATCTTATCAAGTGGGTTTAAAGCAGGCGATACTGTTCATGTTCGCATGGAAATCGGTATCGATGATGTACAACGTTTCAACGACAAGCAAATTGTTGCTATCCTTCAATGCTATGGAGATGTGACGAATTGGGCCGCAGAAGGTAGAGCTTTTGCTTACACTATCGGTGCTATTCAACCAGGGAATAATTGGCGTCTGATTGAATTTAACACTGTTATGACCGAAAAAATGTTGAGAAATAACAGTTGGATGTTGAATCTTCGTGTCGATGGAGCGAAGTCGTACAAAGTTCATACAAAATCTGTAAAGGTTGAAAAAGGAAATGTTGCGAGCGCTTGGAGTCCAGCCCCTGAAGACACTGAAGAAGCCGTTCGCACGGTTCAAAGTCAGCTGGATGGGGCATGGGCTGTCCAAAATCTAACCAGTGCAGGTTCAATCGTTTCGCAAATCAATGCGACTAATAATCAAATTTTGATTGAAGCAGAGAAGATTCGTTTGAAAGGTAAGACCTTGCTGGATGAACTCACGGCTATTCAGGGGTACTTCAAGCGCTTGTTTGTGGGCGAGGGTGCATTTGCTAAGCTGAACGCTGAGATTATCGGTTCAAAGACTATCACAGCTGATAAGCTCATTATGGACCAAGCAATGGCTCGGATGTTCGTATCAAGCAATATCTTTACAGATACGCTTGTTGCTAAAGAGGCTTTCATAAACAAGTTGCGGTCTGTAGTAGTTACGGCGACTTTGCTTGAAGGATATAAAGGGCGGATTGGAGGATTCCAAATCGGTACTCACGATAAAGACTCAAATTCATTTTGGCTAACAGGTCTGAATCAATTTAAAGTTGGCATGAGTAACGGTCAAGGTCGACAGTTTCAGACAGCGTTCTGGGCCAATTGGGGGAATGACTGGGGAAAACCAGGACCTCTGTCTTGGTATGTAACGCTAGAAGGTAAAATGTTCTGCAGAAACGATGCGGCATTTCATAAAGTGGTTGACTTCTCAAACACAAGCATAATCAATTTTTATGGCTCAAATAATTTTCACAAAAATATTGAAATGGTTGGTGGTACTGAAATTTATGGAACCGGTCGAAGTCCTCGCGAGAATGGCAAGAATGCAGTTATTTGGTGGAGCCAAGTCGGGGACGGGACGGTGAAATACCACATTGATAAGGCCTCCGACAGACGATTGAAAGAAAATATCACAGAGACAAGTATAAAAGCCTTGGACAAAATCAATCAATTGGTTATGGTCGCATTTGATTTCATTGATAGTAAAAAGCATGAGGAAATTGGTTTAATTGCTCAAGATGTTGAAGCCGTAATACCTCAAGCAATTTCACAAAATCCTGAGAACCTAGATGGCTATCTGCATATCGACTATACCGCGTTAGTGCCTTATCTAATTAAGGGTATTCAAGAACTCAATCAAAAAATAGAAAAAATGGAGAAATCAGCATGAACGAACAAGACAAACAAATCAGTACACTAACAATTAAATCACTAAGTGAGAGAGTCAGTAATGAAGCTACTCAATCAGCTACTCTAGAGGCTCTCTACACATTAACCGCTATGGAGCTCGAACAGATGAAACGAATCATTGATTCAGACGAAGAGCTCAAAGCAAAATTTGAAGAAGTGAAAGGAAAAATGACAAATGGCAATTAACAATTATGAACTAGCAAGCAAGCCTTATACACGAGGTTTGGGCGACAATATCAAGACAGTGGTTGAAATCCGTCTGTCAGAAGGCAATCGGTACAGTACAAACATGCGTGAGCTAACAGGAGATCGAACAAATGAGCAAGAGGATGTCTTGATTCAAGCAGTGTTGGATATCCTGAAGGCTGAATTAGATCCAGGCGCAGCAATCGTGCAAGCGCAAGCTAAGCTTGAACAAGCTGAGCAGCAGATTGCGCACAACAAGAGCGAACAGGACAGACTCTCTGCGCTTGCAAATAAAATCGATAAAGTAGTGCGTGTCATGGCTCAAGATTCCATTATGGGTGAGAAAATTGCCTACGGAACAACCTACAAAGAGCTTGTCGAACTCTTCCCATTTGCAGAAGAAGGGAAAGCCTATCAACCAGGTGATATGTTTGTGATTGAAGATCCTGAGTATGTCGAATTGAACGGCGAAGGCAAGCGTGTCTTGATTCAGACAAATCAGGCTTTCACTTACAAAGGCGAATCTCTCAAACAACTTGAAGGCGGGCCATCTCAAAATGGCCTTCTTGCAATCTGGAAGTGGGATGGCCAAAAGAATGGAAGTGATCATGAAACTACTCGAGCTTCTGCACAGTAGATAGGAAGTGGTCTGATTGGAATTACTAGCACTTCTGGATAAATTGAGTCCGATTCTAATCGTAATCATTCCTAGCTATTTCTCTTTCAAAAGCACGCAGAATACAAAAGAGACTGACAAGCAAATCAGTCTCTTATCTGACAAAATTAGCGCTATTGAAAAGACAGTCTCAAATGTTGAGAACATTGGCAAAGATAACAGCAAAGAATTGAGTGTTATTGGAAAAGGTCTTCAAAGATTACAACGATTTCGATTACAAGAAAATTTTAAAAAAGCCATTAGACGAGGCAAAACCAATCAGCATGAGATTGAGGAATTGTCTCGTCTTTATGAAAGTTATGTCGAGCTTGGTGGTAATGGAGCCATCAAGGTACTGTATGAAAAATTTCTAGAATTGGAAATTGTGGAGGAAAATATAAATGCAACAGATTAACGAAATTTTACTAAACGGAGCAATCAGCATCCTTGTTATTTTAGCAGGGATAGCAGTTAAGGCAGTCAAGGACTACCTGGTTCAAAAAGGTGGTGAAAAGACCATCAAGATTTTAGAAATCTTGGCCAAAAATGCAGTAAACGCTGTGGAGCAAGTAGCTCAAGAGACAGGCTTCAAGGGCGAGGAAAAGCTGGAACAAGCCCGTACGAAAATCCGTGCTGAACTCAATAAGTACAATATCAGCATGACTGATAAGGACTTGGATACATTCGTTGAGTCAGCAGTCAAACAGATGAATGATGCGTGGAAAGGAGAGTAATGATGGTAGAAATCATTAACCATACAATTTTTAATGGAATTTCAGGACCCCGACCAACTGAGCGACCAAAATATTATGTTTTACATAATGATGCTGGTTCAAAAAGTGCAAAGGCCTATATCGAATGGCTTCAAGAACGATATGACAATGGCCGGTCTGAACTTGGTTTTGCTCATTACTACATCACAAGAGATGCAATTGTGCGAGTCGAAGACACATACAATGGTTCATGGTCTGCTGCTAACTACGATGCTAACATGAACTCTCTTAGCTATGAAGTATGCCAGCAATTAAGCGCATCAGATGCCGAGTTCATTGAAAACGAAAACATGGTATTACGCCAAATGGCCGAGGATATGACTTATTACAGTGATACTCCGAACTATTCAAACATCAAGTTTCACAATGAGTTTTCAAGCACCTCATGTCCTGCACGTTCCCTAGAATTGCATGGTGGCTACAATGATAGCTTACGTGACTATGTGATTGCTAAAATCAAGCATTATCAATCCCTTGGCTCTACTGTCCAAGAAATGCTTGATAATGAGGGTAATCAGGAAGGTTGGAAGAAAAATTCAACTGGATGGTGGTATGTCAACGCAGATGGAAGCTACCCAACGAATAAATGGCAGAAGATCAACAATGTCTGGTATTACTTTGATAGCAATGGCTACATGAAGGCTAATTCATGGCACAAACATTCAGACGGGTACTGGTATTACTTGCTTCCTAATGGCGCGATGGCTACAGGCTGGGTGCTTATCAGTAACAAGTGGTACTACTTCAAAGAAGATGGTAAGATGGCTACTGGTTGGGTCAAGTACAAGGAACATTGGTACTATCTTGATTATCAAAAAGGAGAGATGGTATCGAACGCCTTCATCCAGTCAGCTGATAAAAAAGGTTGGTACTACCTCAAACCAGACGGCAGCATGGCAGATAAGCCAGAATTCACAGTCGAGCCAGAAGGCTTGATTACAATAAAATAA